AGCGAGCTGTTCGTATGCAGGAAATGAGTCCATATGAATTTGAAGTTGAATATCCGGAAGTTGCTGCCGCAACCGGCTTCATGGGAACTTCTCCTGCGAAAGCAACTGCCGAGATATACAAACTTTATCAAAATCATGCAAAAGAAATAAACTCGGTTATTGAGCGTATAGTAGAAAAAAATAGTCTCGCTTTCATAAAAGGAACTCTCCCGGCTGAGAGTCTCCCAAGAATTTTAGTCGATAATCCAACGATACGCAGGGAAATACTTCCGCCAGTAAAGGAAAAGCCTATTCCTTATATAGAAAAAATAGTCACAGAAGATACTGTTGTCTGGAAAATTGATGGTGAAGCCAAAATGTTTAAATATGGGGCTAAGAGTATTCAATACAAATTCTTAGAAATTCTTTACAACGCATATGTAGCAGATATTGGGTGGGTATCGCATGAGATATTTCAATTACAATCAAAATGGACAAACGAACAATATTGGGGGCATTCCAGCATTGGAGATCCTGGACTGGCAAAAAAAAGAATCAGTGATATAAGAATAGCTCTTGGCCTTAAAATAGACAATGACACCAAGAAAGGTTTCCGAATTTCACCTCCTGTCAAGTCCTGAAATCTGTCCTGATTAAAGTAACTATCATTTTTCCGGTTGATAACATTGAGCGTGAAAATTATCTTTTCACGCTCTTTTTCTATTTTATAGTTGTCCCAATTATCCTGAAACCTGTCCTGAAATGGCTTACTGAACAAAATCAAGAATATAATTACCTCAGACAATAAAAGATTAACGAATACAGAGGAGGTAATGCTTTGAAATTCAGTGAATGCAGCAAGAATCAACAATGGGCGGTCAGGATGATGCAGAAACTGGGCTATGGCGACATCTGCGGACTGCAAATAAAAGATGGACAGCCACAGATAAATCCGGCCCCCGAGCTGTGGCAAACTGAAAAATTCGGAATAAACAGACCTCTTCCAGAAATAGCTCCAACAGATTTCGTCCTTCATAAACAACATGTTTGCTTTTTGAAGCATATCGAAAGGCTCCAAAACGAAGTAATACCCGTTATTCAAATTCATGATGGATTACCACTCATTTATAAAAGAAAGGTATCATCAGGCTTAATCTAAGGGATGGCCTCCCGCAAAAATTAATTCATTAGTCTATCAGTCAACATCCCGGCCGCTAAGCGGAGGAGTTGGGGATAGCGCCATAACTCGGCGCAGTTCTCATTTCCTTCGCTTTTTTATTGGCGCATCCCTGCTTCTCCCTGGCCAAAACCAAGGAGCAGTAAAATGGATCACGCAGAAATTTATAATAACAATGCTATTCGTGCGACAGTCGAAGTTTTTTCTTTAGAAACAATAAAAAAGTATCCCATGCTAGAGGGATTTCTTGACGATCTCAAACAGGAGATGTGGTTGTTCTTATTCCAAAAGCTGGCACTGTATAATTCTTCCAAATCAACCCTAGAAACATTCGCATCCAAGATCCTTGATATTGGGCGTCGCCGTTTTTTGCGAAGCTTTTTCGCGGATAAAAATCAGGCTCTGCGGCTTGCAAATACTCCGGGCTTTTCTAAAAAACATCCTCTTTCGCAAGCAGAAAATGAAATTATTCTCGAAAATATTGAGGAACAGCAATCACATATCCAAGATATTCATCAGCGTATGGATATCAATTCTTTAAAAGAGCATCTGAGTTCTGAACTCTGGCACATTTGCGAAAAACTCCAAGAAGGAAAAAGTCTCCGTCAGCTTGCAAAAGAAATGCATATAAGCAGAAGGCAACTCTACAAAAAATATATAATGCCGATACGCGAAGTGTGCTGCTTATTGGAATTTCACTGAAAATATTCAATTCTCCCGGACCATTTTCAAAGTCATTGGATACGTAATAGACAGAATCAGGAGGATAAAATGGAAGCGATAAAATGCATTATGAAGGAGTCGGAGGGGGAGTACCGGGCGAAGCGGAAGGATTTCCTTTCCAGTCACGCGCTGGGGGATTTCAGGAAGTGTCCGGAGTTCTTCCACAAAAAGGAAACGGGCGAGATCGAAGACGAGGATTCACCGGCGTATGCCCTCGGGAGAGCGGCGCACTGCCTGATACTCGAAGGCGGCGAAGTCTTTCATCAGCAATACCTTGTTGGTGAACCTGTCAACGAGAAGACAGGCAAGGCTTACGGTAAAAACACCCTTGCGTACCAGGAATGGCTCGCCGAACAAAAGCAGGAAGTCGTTACGCCGTCCGACTTCGATTTCATCAGGAGGCTGCAGGTTGCGGTCTGGCTTCACAACGAAGCCGCGAAGCTGCTCCAGAATGGAATCGCGGAAGGCGTCGTCAGGGAAAGTTATTGTGGTATGCCATGTCAGATCAGGATGGATTTTTTCAATCCCGACCGCGGCATAATCGACCTTAAAACTTGCGACGATCTGACCTGGTTCGAAGCCGACGCCAGACGTTACGGATATATCTATCAGGCCGCGTTTTACCGGGCAATCCTCGGTAACGCGACCGCGAGCATCTATCCGGCTTACATCATCGCGGTCGAGAAAAAACAGCCATTCCGCTGCGGCGTCTGGTGCCTCAGCAGTACGGCGCTGGATTTTGCGGCAACGGAGAACGCAGCCGCGATCGAGCGCCTTAAAAAGTGTCGGGCGGAAAACGTCTGGCCGACAGGTTACGAAGAAATCCGTATTATGGAAAATATTTAAAATCAACAAGAAAGGAAGAACCATGAACATCGAAACAATCAACACGGCGGCCCCATTCTGCGAGCTTTTTCCGGTATCGGAAACGCTCAAGACGGAGATCGCGGAAGACATGAAAAAGAACGGTTTTGACGCGAGCAAGCCGCTCGTCATCTGGCAGGGAAAGAACCTGCTCATCGACGGGCACACGAGGCTTCTTGCAGCAAAAGAGGTTGGCATTCAGGATGTTACGGTAAACGAGCGAAATTTCGCCGATGAAGATGAAGCCGTCGAATACGCGATCCGCTGTCAGAAGAACCGCCGAAACCTTGAGGACAAAGACATTTTCCAATGCATTGCCGTGCTGGATAAAAGAAAGGATAGAACAAAAAATTTCACGGCTGATAACGCCAAAGCGCCAGATGGCGCTTTGGGAAAGTCCTCGGTTGAAACAGCCGGATTCCTTGGAATTTCGCCTCGAAAAGTTGAAAGAGCGAGAGCCGTTCTGGACAAAGCTCCCGATGAGTTTAAGGAAGCGATCAGGACAGGCGCTATGTCCATCAATGCGGCCTACAACAAGACTGTGAATCCTGAGAAGGGAAGTTCCGAATCACTGGAACTTGCCGCAGAGGAAATCGAAAAGATCGACTCGATAATCGGGATCATCAAGGAGCGTCTGACGCCGGATCAGATCAGGGAACTCATCAAACGACTCAAGTCAGAAATCTAAGAAAAAGGGTGAAAATCATGGACAAGAAAATAGAAATGGTTCTGGCAAGACATGGCGAGTGCAACGGCTGCGTTTACAAGAACAAAGCGGCATGCGGTTCCATGCAGTGCATAATCGACAACAAGCTCTGCGTCAAGTACGTGCGTTTGAAAAACAAATCAAGATAAGAAAGGAAAAACTATTATGGGAATGCTTGAAACAATACAGTCCGGCAAGGAGGCCAAGCCTCCGAGAATAATGCTTTACGGAAGTGAGGGGATCGGTAAATCTACCTTCGGCGCTTTTTCGCCGAAAGCGATTTTTATCCAGACGGAAGATGGCCTATCGGAAATCGAATGCAGCAAGTTCCCCCTAGCGAAAACGCTGGCGGATGTTTATTCGGCACTAACTGCATTGCAGCAGGAAAAGCATGATTATCAAACTGTTATTGTGGATTCACTCGATTGGGCCGAACGGCTCATCTTCGACGAGGTCTGCAGGGAATTCGGGGTGAAATCCGTCGAAAAAGCCGATGGCGGTTATGCCCGCGGCTATGTTCACGCATTGACTTTCTGGCGGAAAATAATCAATGCCCTTGAGCTGCTCAGAAATGAAAAAGGCATGGCCTGCATCCTCATCGCACATGCAAAGATCGAACGCTTCGAAGACCCGGAATCTTCGGCTTACGATCGCTATTCGCCAAGGCTCCACAGACATGCCTGCGCCCTGATCTCCGAATGGGTGGATGCGGTTCTCTTTGCCACGAGACGCTTCCGGACGCAGAAGGAAGATGCCGGTTTCAACCGTGAAAGAACTATCGCTGCGCCGGTCGGCGCGGACGGTGGAGAACGGATTATCCGAACGCTCGGCGGCCCGGCATGTGTGGCAAAGAACCGTTTCAATCTGCCTGCGGAGCTTCCGCTTTCATGGGATGCGTTTATGCAGGCACTGGCGAATCCGGGGCAAAAGTAAATGGCTAAATGCGGAAGGAAATGCGAAATATGGAGTCGGCCATGCGGCTATTATCGTCCGGTCTCAGAGTGGAATCATGGGAAAAAACAGGAATTCAAGGATAGAAGAGTTTTCAAAAACACAGAAATAATTACCAATAAAAATAAGGAGAATTGACAATGTCAACACTGAATTTCAATGCGAACGAAGTGGCCCCGGCGGAAGCGCTGGAAGCCGTCCCGGCAGGAAAGTACAACGCCGTAATCGTGGAGTCGGAAGTCAAGCCGACCAAGTCCGGAAACGGGCACTTTCTTGAGCTCACTCTCGAGATAATCGACGGCGAATTCAAGGGAAGAAAAGTATGGGCAAGACTCAATCTCGATAACCCGAACCAGCAGGCGGTGCAGATCGCCAGGGGCGAACTTTCGGCGATATGTCACGCAGTCGGCGTGATGCAGCCGAAGGACTCCGTGGAGCTGCATAATCTGCCGTTGGAAATATCCGTCAAATGCAAAAAGCGTGAGGACTCCGATGAGCTGACAAACGAGATAAAAGGTTATGCGAAACGCGAAGCATCGGTAACCCCGGCAGCCCCTGCCGTCCAGGCAAAAAACAACACACCGCCCTGGAAACGGTAGTGGCGGACGCGCCACGGCGATTGCTGTTGCTCAAACTCCGTTCGCTCCGCTCACTGCGGAGCGACGGAAACTTAACCAAAATTTTTATGGAATTA